TTCCTACCTGAGTGTTTCCTGAGAGCCTTCACTTAGAGTAGGGGTCAGGGGCAACTAGGAGCTAGGGTTAGAGATAATCTTAGCTCCTACCCTCAACTAATTGGCCAGTTGCCCAGACCCAGGCTGCTCAAAAGGCTCTCCCGCAGCGAGCGAGGCGAAGCCGAGCGAAGCGAGGACTACTAAGAGACTTATGCCCCTTGGAATCCACAATCCGACTTACTCACTAAAGCCCCATAGGGGCAGAAGTTGGAAACGTGCCCGACGTATAGAAATAGTAGCTCTCTTAGAGTCCAAATTTATCTCCGACCAAGATATAGCTAATCACTTGGGTATAACAGTAGGTGCAGTTCAAGCAATTAAATCTACCCCAGAGTATCAAGCAAAAAGAATTACTCTTCAGACTGGTCTTATGTCACAATATGACCAGAACTTTGGTCTAACTGAAGAAGAGCAGAGAGACGAGCTTAATCAAATGGTTCCTATGGCTCTTTCTGCTATGAAGCGGGCACTTACTGATCCGCTCTCTCCTCATCACTACAAAGCAGTTCAGGATGTGATAGATCGGAATCCTGCTACAGCTAAAATCTCCAAGATGGAGCACTCTCTTAAAGAAGAGAAAGATATTAACAAAGAGAATCTCCAAGCTAGAGAACTTCTCAAGATGCTTGGGGAAGAAGAACCTGCGCCCAAAACATTAGACCTGACCATAACTCCAGATCAGCCCTTATATGCACAAGCGGTCGGAGTTACTGAAACCGAAGAAGACTTAGAGAAAACAGAGGCTAGGGATAAAGAAACCATAGAGGAAATCAAAAAGCAAGAAGTCTCTGAGATAGACCTAGCTAAAACAGAAGTAGCTGGCCCGGTGAACTAAGTGGCTTTTACCAATGACAATCTTCGTAAGCTTGGGATTCCTGATGCAGATATAACAGGGAATTTTAAGTTTGATATTCAGAAGTGGCGCATTATTCCTCCTACATCAAAAGATGTAGCGACTAATCTACATGCTCACAGGCTTAATTGTCTTGGGTCTTTTTACTACTTCTTGAATATAGCTCTTAGAAAAGATCGTCTCTATAGACCTCTTCATGGCCCAATGTGTTCTGCTCTAGAGCGACCAAAGCTTAAGGAGATTATAGAATACCCCCGCGATCACTTCAAGTCTACTATACACTCCGAAGGCTACCCAATGTGGCGGGCACTTCCCTTCAATCAAGCAGACGAAGATGTGATGAGGTATATGGGGTATAATGATGAGTTTATTCGGTGGATGAAATATGCTCACGATCAAGATACTCGAATCTTAGTTATCTCCGAAACTATTATCAATGCTACTAAGTTAGGAATGAGAATTCGTGGACACTACGAAAATAACGACTTCTTTCGTGACCTCTTCCCTGAAATCCTACCCAATGAGAAATGCACTTGGACTGATGCTTCTCTTCACCACAAGCGATCCCAATACTCAACTTCTCATGGAGAAGGAACATTTGACTTCATTGGAGTTGGGGCAGCCCTTCAAAGTAGACACTATAGAATTATCGTAGAAGATGACTTAGTTGGAAAGAAGGCCATCGAATCAGAAGTAGAAATGAATAAGACTATAGAATACCATCAACTCCTAGTTGGAGCTATGGACTCTGTAACTGAGTACAATAATCAAGATGTAGATGAGATGATTGTTGGAAATAGATGGGCTTATAATGATTTGAATTCTTGGGTGAAGACTAATGAGCCTTACTTTAGCATGAGGACTCACTCTGCTTTAGGTGGGTGCTGCAAGGAGCACCCACAGGGCATCCCCATATTCGCAACAGAATTTTCTATAGAAAAACTGGAGAGGTTTAGACAGAGGCTTGGTACTTATTTCTTTTCTTGTCAATTTTTAAATGAGCCAGTAAATCCTGTAGATATAAAGTTTGATGTAGCTCATCTAAGATATTTTAAGCTGGAACCTGATCTAACTTGTTCAGAAGATAAGCTTGATGAGTTTGGGCATGAGACAGGGCAAAAGAGATACAAAGTAAATATCCATCACCAAGTACAAGATGGTCAAGTAATTCCGGACTATAATCCTGCGAAGCTTAGGCGGTGCATGATTGTTGACCCTAATCATAGTGGAAATGAGGGAAGATGTCGGAGTGCTATTACTGTAACTGGTATTCATGTATCCCCTCGGAGAATATATCTTCTGGATGTTTGGGCGGAGCAATGTTCCCCAGAGAGATTTATTCAAACGATTTTCAATATGGCAAAGGCATGGAAGATAACAGATATATACTTGGAAACAATAGCAGCACAGAAGTATCTTCTCTTCCACTTAAAACATATCAAGAAAGCCAGAGAGATAGAGGATTCTTTCTTTAAGACTGTAAAATTTATCGAACTAAAGACTCCAAAGACAAAGAATTCAAAGCTTATTAGGATTGAGAGTCTTGGCCCTATCTTCGAGCGGGGAGAGTTTTGGATACCAGAAGTAGGAGCATCGGAGTTTGTAGAGGAATATAAGACTTATCCAGCAGGAAGGATGAAAGATATTCTTGATACTCTTGGCTATGGCCCGCAGGTTTGGGACAAACATCAACATGCGAATGATGTAGCAGGAATTGTTACAAGTAGGTATCAAGAGTACAAAGCTTTAACTGGTAGGTAAGGCTCCTATCCAGTAATAGGAAATCCCTTAATAGGGTGGAGTTTAGCTAAAGATAGGTGGGCTAATGTGCCAGAGAACGAGCGTAGGTTAGATGACCCCGAAGGTTCTAAATTTGCAACAAGAGATTGGGTAAAACTGATGATAGAGCACTCAGTAGTAATTCCACTTGCCCGAATAGAGGATAAATTAGAAAGTATGGAGCTGCAACAACAGCATAATGATAATGCAGCAAGAGATCGAAAGAGGACTTGGACTGATTATCTATCTCCACTTGTGGCTGCTTTGGGGGCATGGGTTTTGATGTTAGTGTCCAAGAAATTTGGACTAATTTAATAAAAGGAGAAGCACGATGGAAGAAAATGTGTTTGAAAAAATCGGAGAGGATGTTCTACATGATGTAGAATGGCCTTTTAAACATGGGGCGGAGTTTGTAGAACTTGTGGATACAGCTATTCACAACGAACCAGCGGCTAAAGCAGCGGTAGTAGGACTTATCAAGCAGATCGTAGCTTTGACTGGTGCTATTACTCCTGCGGCAGCAGCAGAAGGCTCGAACATTCCAGAGGATACAGTCGTAGTCACGGATGCAGAGTCTCTTTGGAATTATGTGAAGACTGTATTTATCCCAGAAGCAGAGGCAGTGTTTACAGAGGTTAAAGATATTGTAAATACTCCTGCACCTGCTACACCTACTGCTTAACTTGTAAAAGGGAGTCCACTCATGGCATTAATTACTCCAACTAAAGTAAAATTCTCTGCTCCAGTAATGGAGAGAATGTGGATATATGTTCACAAGCAGATTGATTTTCTTCTGCAAGAGAATGCTACTTTTGTAGATACTGTTTTGCCTGAGTGGACTCGCCTTTTAAAAGGGATACCTAAGTCTAAAGAACGAAATTTTCCTTTTCCAAATGCAGCGAACTTAGTAGTGCAGCTTATAGCAACTAGAGTAGAGCAAATGCTCTCTAGAGCTATGATTATATATCAAGTTGATCCTCTTTGGACTATCTCTGCTACTGGAGATATAGTGGGCCAAGAAGCTGATGAGCAGGCTAAAGTACTCGAAGAGTTTATGGGTGACATGGCTATTGACCCAGAGGAATTGAATCTCTATCGCAAAGAGGAGATGATGTTTCACGATGGCATAGCCTATGGAACTGCTTTTATGGGATTTCCTTGGCAGTATCTTACAGAAGCACAGGCAACTTATATACCGGGGTCAGACTCCTCTACTTTAAATAGAGCAGATCAATTCAAAACCCTTATTACAAAGGATGGCCCTTCTCCAGATAATATTCCTTTAGAGCGCATTCTTATTTCTAATCGAGTGACTGATTTAGCTAAGGCTAAGTTTATGGCTAGAGAAGTTCCTCTTACTAGAGAAGCTGTAGAAGATAGAATTGCTTTTGGAGTATGGTCTAGAGTAGATGGAGAGAAGGTACTAGCAAGTCCTGATTCTTATGGGTCTTCTTATCGAAGAATTCAAGAGCAAGATGGGAAACAGATATACTCTGTTGGGAATGAGTATGATGCAGAATATAAGATTTATGAGTGCTACTTCAAGTTTGTGCATGATGGGAAGACCTTTTCGATCATAGCACACTATCATAAAGAATCTAATACAAATCTTTCAGCAGTTTTTAACTATTTCCCAAAGAATTGCTTGCCTTTTGAGGATTTGAGATTTGGGTATGATGATGATTCTTATAGAGGCTATGGCTTTATAGAAATGCTTCAAGGCTACCAAGAAGAGGTTTCCACTCTCCATAATAACAGGCTTGACAATGAGGCCATTCGTAACAACGTAACTCTTAGGATTGATGAAGACTCTCCACTAGCTTCCACCCTTAGATGGTATCCTGGGGTAACTATTCCTGCGAATCAGAACTCAGTAGAGTTTCTAGATACTCATGCGGGGAGTTTAGATAATGCTAACTCAGAAAATCTTACTACTTCGATGGCTAATGAGAGAAGTGGGATTGATCCTGCTATTGGAGGAACTGGATCAGGAATAGTCAACCAGAAGCGGGGTATCTATAGTAGTCAGGGCACAATGGCCGTGTTGCAACAGCAGAATAATAGGACGGGCCTTCGGATGATGGATATTCGGGGGGCGCACCTGCGAATTGGGCGCAAACTGCTTGATTTATATGCCTTTATGGGCATCGGCAAGAGGCTCGCCCGATATGGCAACCAAGCTCCAACTCTAAGAAAAGCTCTTGATTCAGTCAAGACAGGTAGTATAGGATTGATCTTACAGGCTTCAAGTGCAGCAACTAATGTAGAGTCAGATAGGCAAAATTCTATTCTTTTAGATTCTCTACAGCAGAAGTACATGCAGACAGTTCAAGGACTTATGGGAGCTTTGAAGCAACCACAGATTGCGGAAGACCCTGCACAAGTCCAGTATATACAAGATATGCTTTTTGCACAGCAGAGTCTTACAAGGCATATCTTTAGAATATTTGGTAAATTTGATGTTGATAAACTTGTACCATTCCCCGATTCAATAAAGAAAGCGAGAGCACAGTATGAACAACAATCAAGAGCAACAAGTGGAGGAGCCAATTCTAGCAACTCCTCCGGCCAAGCAAGCAGTCAGCCAAGTGCAGGTATCACGCGACCTCCTGCAAGCGTCATTCCAACAGCAAATGGGGCGAGCACTAATCCAGTACCTATCAGCGCACCGGGACAGCCTGCTTAGAAAGGTTGAGAAAGAGGATGCAGTACAAACGATCTATAGACTTCAAGGATCGCTTATGACACTAACAACTCTAGTAAGTGAAATAGCAGGAATGCTGAAATAAAGGAGAGCAGACAAATGGCGAAGTTTATGGGATTTGGAAACGCAGATAATGATGAAGATGCAGGAAAGGCAGTAGAAGCTAAATTTAAGACCGTGGAAGATGGTCTTAAAGAAGTAAAGGATGCTAATGCTGCAAATGCAAATACGCTAAAGTCCATAGCAGATTCAATTAAAGCTATGAATGATAAGGCAGCTAAAGAAGAGGCAGATAGAAAAGCTGCGACAGATGCGGCAGCAAGAAAGAAAGCAGAAGAGAATCAAAATGCAAGGACTCCAGAAGATATAGTAGAGGAACTTCTGAGTGATCCTGCGGCCTTTATTAGCAAGCAAGTAAATTCTACTACTAGGCTTGCTCTTATTACAGCAGGGAAGCAAGTAAAGTCAGAGGTTCTCACTGGAGAAGAGTATTATCACGGAGAGATAAAGAGAG